AAAATATCTACTTCCTATACGTTTACTATAATCAATAGATCTTAAAAATCTTTCATGAGCTTGTTCATTTTCATATAAATAGTCTTCAATACAAATTCCTAGTTTGTTGAATTTTTTAGTAGACCATTTATTTCTATCATGTTCCATTTCTTCAAATGTTATACGTTCCATACCTAATGGACAACCATGCCCCCAAACATCATGAATATAATTAAGACCCTTATTAACTTTTACATAGGTATCATATAATATACGATCATATATTTTATGTTTCATACATTAAGTTTCTGAATACATTAGTGATAAATATTGTTCTTTAGAAAGATGATATTGAGTGGTGGTTTCTGTAGGTTTAGCTGAAGTTTTTATTTTAGCTACAATAATATCACCTTGTCTGTATATCTTCTCTACATTCTCTTCTGGTACATCTATACGTACAGTCCAGGCAATTGCTCTGATAGCATCTGGTTTATTTCTTTCATCATCACGATTCCACCAATTGCTTCCTAATGCTGCTTCTCTTGGTACATACAACCAATATTCTCTATTAGTAGTAGTGCACCAGCATCTTACAGCATAAATAGGATTAGGTGGATTGCCCCATCTGTCTTTCTCATACAGTTTAGTACCTTCTATTTCATATAACTCATACACGTCTTCAAATTCATGTGTGTATTCATTAAACTCATCATCCCATCTTGTTCTTTTCTTTTTGATAGTTTGTTTATCAAGAAGAGTGGGCTCAAGACCTTTGAATAGTTTTTCTATACCAATAGCATCAAAGTATGTACGTCTTTCTTCTGTATTAGCTACTTTAAGAGCTTCTTCTACAGTTACTGGTTTTATTTTAGCCCAGCATTCTTGTACAAACTGATCAAAATCATTAAGACTTTCGTGTGTAATAACATCCTTTTGAAAATCTCTATAGTCATCAGCATACTTAGTCTTCCAAAGTTTGAGTGCTGTTGTTAAATCAAACCCACTTCTGTTATTAACAACATAGGTTTGATCTGCATAGTTAATCTGCATTTTTTGTTTGATTTAATTTTTCATCAATGTTGTTAATAATGTCATCTGTTAGTTTTAATACAACATTTCTTTCATTAGTATCTATTGTATTAACTTCCACCTTGTCTATTTTAAAAACTAACATATCATCTTCTTCAATACTATCTTTTCTTTCTAAAATCCAGCTGTCATTGCAACCTCTAAATTCACAACTATCTGTTGATTCATAATTACTAAAAAGTGCATCAAAATCTTCTTCTAAAACCTCCTCTAAGTTACTACAAAAATCTGAATGTTCCTGAGTTAAGAAGCCATTTTTTACAATAAATTGAATAGACATATTTGGTGTTTCCTCATAGTTGCCTTCACATTCTACATGAAGTGTATCAAACCATAATTTCTTAGGAACGTTAATTATAATAGTAGTATCTAATACATCATTTCCATCTTCACCATAATAATCTGTACCTTCAAATTTTCTTGTTGGAACATCATATATAGCTGTACCATTAGCAGTAAATTCTCCTGCCCAAGATCCATAGTCTAATTCATTATACATATAATCTAGAATAGCTTCTGTATATTCATTATCAACATTATCTCCATCTATTTGAAAATAAGCCCAGCCAGAGTCTCCTCCACCTTCCCACCCTATAGATAGTTCTTTACCTTCTTTATCAAGTTCTTCAATCCATTTTAAAATTGATTTTTTTATAACAGGTTCTTTTAGTTTTGCTGCTTTTTTACTTAAGCTCATAGTTTAAATGTTTGTTGTGTAATCTAATTTTTGTTCTGCTATTTCTTTTAGCATCTTTCTACCTTCTCCAGGCTTATACATCCAGTTTTCCTGGGTCATACAATCTAGATATTGCTTTATAGTGGGAATGAATCCTATGTCTTCTAAGATATGTTGTTCTCCTATAAATCTGACTGGTATATTTTTACCATCAGAGTTTGTAATAACAGTTCCAAACTTTTCTTCACACCAAAATATACCTTCAGAATGATGACGTAGTGCTCTATGTCTCATATCTGGGTAATGAGCTTTAGTCTCATCAAACCAGTTGTGTATGTTTATATAATCTTGCCAGATTCCTCCATGCTTTTTAGCAGAGGAAATGCTATGATGATATGGATGGCTCATTATGCATACAGTTTATGATTAGGAAATTCTTTATTCCATCTATTTACTAGATCTTTCCAGTAACCTATTTCACTACCGTACCTTTGGGCCACTTCTACAAGTTCTGGGTATCCTCTAGCTATTTTAGTTTGATTGATTATGTCTCCTTTAAAGATTGTTTCTATAAGAGAGGTTATAAATGAACCTTCTAAGTTTAATTTATACATACAGAATATTTCTTCTGCTGCTGTTACAGTTGTATTCACTACTAATTAATTTAAACGTGATTCACTAAATCCAAAATGTTTTGCATCATCTGGGTTTTCTTCTATAAACTTATGACAGTTTCTACATACAGCTAAGAAGTTGGAAACTTTTGTATAAAGTTCTCCTATCCTTCCTGCTTTGTGATGAATTTCTGTGGCCTGTCCTGTACATTCTACAAGACCTGCTTGGCATGTAGAATGTATTGCTAGATAAGCAACTCTTTTTTTACCATATTCATCCATCTCCACCCGTCTCTTTGTAGAGACAGGGGAAATGGATTTGGGTTTATCTATCGAATACCAGCAAGATTTACAATATTTCTCCTTGCCGTGTGACTTCCATATGTGCTTTAGTTCATTACATCCAGCACACGTTTTAAGTTTTGCTATCATATTAACTGATAAAAGTTTTTAGGTAATAGACCTGCTTCTATAAGCTTATTAGCAATCTGCATTTGTTTGATTCCTAAATCTCTAAAAGATATTTCATCTTTTGGTTCTATTTTATCCAAGTGTCCGTTTATGCCGGTCATTTGTTTAATAATAGGAGAATTTGGGAATAAAAACATCAGAAAATTGTCTAGTTTCTTAAAAGCAATGTCTTGTTTCCAGTTACGTAATATCCTTTGAGCTTTAGTGTATGTAACAGTTACGTTTATTTTTTTACGTTCTGACATATTCTTAATCTCTTCAGCTGTATAAGCTTTGAAGCCATACACAACTTTTGAATAAAGGTCTTTTTGTGTTGGGGTTAATTTTATTTCTTCTTCAATCTTTTGATACTTGACAATACCTTCTAGTTGAATCTTTCTTACATCAGCAGGAGTTTCATAACTCATGTATTGGTGCTTTTTAGCATCTCCATATGATATCACTATACCATTGGAGTTACAAGACACAGTCTTGCAGGGATTGATTTTACTCATTGTTATTGCTTTTTTGGTTTTTATATAAAAAAAGAGAGTATAACTTAATATACTCTCTTTCAGTTTAACAGCTTTTATTACAAAGTAACTACTGTGCTTGGTTGTCCAAATGCACTCATTGCTTTCTTTGCTTCCATTACATCTTTAATCTCATTTGTATTTGTATGAGTGATTAACTCATCAAAAGCATTAGGATTACTTGTATAGAAGCTATTTCTATAAATTGGTTGATCTTCAACACGGCAAATTATACCGGTATCTCCTGCAATCTTAAGATCTTTATCAGGATTTGTAGGATTGAATGGCTCTAAAGCTTCAATTACTACAATTTTACCAGGTAGTTGAGTACCTTCTTTATATTCTGCAGACAAAAGGTCTTCCATTTTACCTTTTAAAATTGCAGAACGTTTTACTGTTTTTAACCATCCTTGGTCACTAATTTGAACAGTGTGTTGTTGAACACGAATGTATCCGTATTCAGGATTGTTTGTTGATTGTCCGATGATGTTGCCGTTCTTGTCAGCAACTACTAGTACTTTACTCATTTTTTTAGCTTAACAGTTTACAAAAAAAATCCCTTGACTTTTGGAGTCAGGGACATTATTCAGAAATAAATTATTGAATTTATTCATCTTGCATTTCAGAATCTACATCTAGATCTAAAAGCTTATCTATTCCGGGAACATCTATAAGTTCAGGAAGTATATCAGGTTTATCGTCATCATGAGTTTTATCATGTTTACTAAGTATTGAGCCAAACCATGGATTTTCTTGCATTTCTCCATAATTATAAGCTATCAAGTACTCTAATTCTTCGTCCGACATCTCTAAATACTGTTCTGTACTCATTTCTATTACCCTTCCGTTCGGTAATTGGTAGAACATTCTTATGTTTTTATTATATAAAATAACACATAAACATTGAGTATTTTCAACCTTTTACCATATAGTTTGGATTATAGAGCTATAACTTCTTATTGTTTGTTTTTAGCACTAGCTAAATGCATTTTCTTTTTCCAGTATGCATTGGTAGTATTTATGTGCTCTTGTCTTTCAATAAGTTTATCGTTACAAGTTTTAAGTTGTGTTTTTAAAATATTATTTTCTTGCTCTAAAGAATCAATTTTATGAAACCTAAAGAAATTTTTTATCCACTTAATCATTATTAAACTTTTTAAATAGTCCTGAAAATCTTCCTCCTAATGAGTCCGGGTTTGAAAATTCTTCAATTTGTTTTAAGTTAACAACATCTACAAGATTACCTGTTGAATTAACTTGCTTACCTTCACGTAGCATTTCATAGATGAATGAATCATTCTTGTTTTCAGATTCAATTGTAATGATTACAACTTCTTTTTTTATAGGAAGTTTTTTGTAATCTGTAATATCATCTTTCTTATCAGCCATTCTTAACCAAGCTTCAGCTGCCCATGCTATACCTTTTGGTATAAACATTTGCTTAATTTCTTTTATAAGATCTGGTAAAACTTCAACTATAAAAGTTTCTTTTCCATCATCATTTGACATAAACTGATCAGGAATTGGTATATGAATAAGTGCCGGCTTATCCTTTTCATCTTCTTTAGGATGACGTACTTCAGCAAATATTGTAATATGTGGAAATAATCCACCTGTTTCTGTTACATAGTCTTTAATATAGTCTATGTAATCTTTTTTAAGATCTAGATAAATTTTTTCAGTCATTTTCTTTTGATTTACATTGTTCACAATATTGTGGGTCTAAATGCTTACCCTTTGTTAAAGCAAATTCCATTTCTTCTGTTGTAAAATCTACACCAGTTTTAATTATAACACTACAGTTATGACATAGTAGTGCTAGTTCACCTCCATTGAATTTAATTCTTGCTTTTTCTTTTTCCATTAGTCATCAATAGTTATTTGTACTTTTTTACCCTTAACAATATTATCAAGGATATCTTCTAATTGAGATCGTTGATCATTATCAAGTCTCATCAGTTGATCGTTAATGTGATCAAGTCCTAATGAGTCTGATAACTCTTCTTTATATACTTTACGAGTATCTGGTCCAAGTTTATCAAATACATTGTTTAAAATCCAATCACATTTGTTAATATACCCATTAAAGGTATTTTTTAAATCTCCTGTGCAGCCTATCTTCACATCTTGAAAATACATTTTTGCTATATTTATATGATGTAGACCTTTAGCTAAAGAGAACGTGTCTTTTTCATAACTCATTTATCTTTGGTTTAGTTTCTTCTCCGTCTACCGGTTCTTCCCAATATCTACAATAGAAATGCTCTCCTAGTTCATCTATTAGTTTTTGAGGATAACCTTGTTCTACTAACCATGTTAGAGAATCATAACGTCTGTCTTCAGGAATAGGTTTAGGAAACCCATATTTCCATCCTGATGGTGGATCAATAATTAATGTCATAATTGAAATATATTACCAAATGAAGTGAGTCCAAGATCAAATCTTCCATCATCTACACATGCAGCATTAGAGAATATTGTTGGTGTCTTGGAATAATGAGAAACACCTTGATTATCACATCCAGGAGAATCATGTATATGTCCAAACATAACATAATTCAACTGATCTTTCATCTTAAAGCATTTTCTCATTAAAGCACCATCACCACAAAACTCTAGTTTACCATTTCTATCATGAGAAAGATCTCTAACACCTTTAGGTGGACCATGAGTAATAAGTACATCTGTATCTTCAGGAATAGTGTCCCACACTTTACCAATAGTTTCTCTTTTCTTCATAAATGCCCATTCACCAAATGTAGGAGTGTGAGGACTTCCCCAAAACTTAACTCCATCTATTATAGTGGCAGCATTCTCAAGATAGATGATTCCTTCAGAATGAAAATCTCCAGGTGTCACTCTATTACGTTCTATTGATGTATCATGATTACCTGCTACATAAATCTTATGTTTTACAGGAACATCTTTATACCAAGCTAGAAAAGTTCTCACTTCTTGTTCATTCCTAATTACATCTCTATAATTGGAACAATCTCCTGAATGTACCACTAAATCCACACCATCAAATCTCTCCATAGGAAACATCTCATGAAACCCATGTGTGTCCGAAATGTGCAAAATCTTCATAATTTATTCATTTATAATTTTATCAAATACTTTCTTCACCAACCATTTAATAGTTTCCCAAACAATTATTACTATCAACACTTGTTTCATAATTAATATTTTTTAGGTTGTTTTATTTGTTCTCTATTTCTTTTTTTACTTCTTGCCAATAGGTTAAGTACATCGGATGTGCAGACCAATATTCACTAGCTTCTGATAGCAATGTATCATCAAATCCTTTATCCTCTTTTCTGCTATCAATTATCTCATCTACTGCTATTAAGGCAGATTTCTTTGCAATATCATTTCTAATTTTTATGCTATTTTGGTGGTATAAAGTGCTATAAAACTTATTTACTAATTCCGTTGCCTTTTCTTTTGGTGTCATAATTAATCTTTTTTAAGTTTTAGTTGTTCTCTATACCATTTAGCACCTTCATAAAATCCATTCATCCAAATATCTTTATCTGAATGATTTGGAAATAACTTTTCATCTCCAACATTTTCATATTCTTTTACTACTGCATTGTCTATTTCTTCATCTGATATTTCTTGTTGGGGAAGTTCTCTATTATGCCATCTCATATGACTTGGTATATCAAGTTCTTGTTCTAACTCAAACATTTCTTTTTCTATATCTTTTTTAAATGTTTCTTGATAGTATTCAGTAGCAGACCTATTAATAACTTTTATATGATCAAAATTATCTCTACCACATTGATAGTATGCATCTATTATCTCTTGCTTGTGTAAAAGTTTGGCTTGTTCAACATACTCACTTGGTATTCTAATTGTGTGATGTATGTTATTTTGCATTTTCTCTATTAACCATTCTATTGATGTCATAAGTTTTAGTTTTTAAATTAAGGAATAGAGAGGGGCAGCTACTCCCCTCTCAATGTTTCTACTTCTGAATATGCTGTTAAATCAGCTAGCATTACAGCAGGAAGTTCATTTTCGTCTATTATTCCCATTAGCTTCCATAAGAAGCAGACCTATGATGCTGAGACCATAGGGTGGCAGCCAGGGTGAGACTTGAACTCACAACATGCAACCATAAAGGATGTGTTAACCATTTACACATTACACACTACCTGACTGTTTGCAACTATAACTTCCCTGTATAAGTTGCCAATACAGCTAGCTTACGATCTAGAGGACTGTTGCACCTGTGCAGGACATGTAGTCTATTCTGAGAGGTGTTCCTGAACTTACGATCTACTGGCCAACGTAGCTAGTTAGCTTAAAATCTTTCTCCACCTCTGTTGAGACTCCCATGTATTGTTTACATAGTCATTTACTTCTTTCATAGCAGACTCTACTGTTTCAAATGCTATAGACTTACAGCCTACGTGTACAATACAGCCCCTGTTAAAGAACTGAATTCTAATTTCATACTCACGTAATACTTCTTGATTACTTGGTCTGTACTCTTTTGGTTCAGGAACTGGTTCAGTTGCTCTAGGTTGATTTACATAAGCTCGTTCAGCTTGGTTTAGATAATCTGCTCTAATAGCTTGGTCTAATGGTGGATTTTCTAAATGGTTCATTTATTTAGTTTTAATTGGTGACTGTTGTTTATTTTCTACAATAATGCTGTTTTTGTAGGTTATAACCTACATTAAGCCCTATTCTATTGGTTTCTGGTGAGATTTACCAACTCTAATACAATCTAAGTTTCTAGTAAGTATATCTACACCTTTTAATGCTGCTAAGTATTTCTTGACAGCTTCTACTGTTACATTGTTACCACCTTCACATAATGAAATAGTACTTCTACTAAGTCCAGCTTTTTCAGCTAGTTCATCCTGTGTAAGTTGTCTAGATATTCTTTCAGTTTTTAGTATGTTCCCTAAGTCAAGAATTACTTTTACTAAAGAATTAAACTTATCATCATCATCCTGAGTTCTTATTCTATTAATAACATCAGGTAACAATAAAACATTAAAAAGTTCTGGATTTAGTTCATAGTGATAATCTATCCAATACTTTTCTCTTGCTGCTAGTTCTTCCAATAAAATGTCTTTCTCTATAACATCTATATGGGGAACTAACCCAAGCTGTTCTAACTGCTTAACCCATTCATTAACAGTTTCATTATGAGATTTTGTTAAGTGTTTAAGAGGTCTTTCATAACCTACTGTAGTCTTACCAATGTAATAGTATACATCATTTCTGGGGTCTCTGAGACCATATATTAAGTTTGTCTTCATAATACAATATATGAAATATCATTCATTATACCAAATATTTTGAAGTTTTTAACTTAATGTATAGTTTTTAAGACATTTAAAATATTGCATAATACAATATGCTTTTGAGAATAATGTGTCATTAATGATGGTTATATTATACATTTTGAGTGTTTTATGACTCATTATATTTCAATAGTGTGTGTTGGTATAATTTCTTCTATTGTACCTTGGTACATAGGCATACGTTCTGTTTTGTTGATAAAATGTAATAGAATGTATAATTCTGCTATTTTATCATAATCAACATCACCTGCAAATTCCTTCTTTGGAAATATCATCATATCTCCTGTGTCTATAAGAGATACTATTTCTTCTCCTCGGTTATCTTCAGACCATGTTTCTTCATGACTTCTAAAAAGTGTAGTCACTTCGTGTCCGTTTTTATTCATGTCCACTATAATATCATACTCATGGACAATTTTATTTTCAGTTTTGTAATCGTGAGTGTTAAGCACTCTATACTTTTTTGGCTTCATTTGTTATGTTTTATAGTTGAAAAATCAGGTTAAAACTGACATAGTAGATATAAAAGAGACCCCTGTAAAAACAGGAGCCGTTTCAATCCGTACCCTAGAAAACTCTTGTTTCCCTGATCCTAAGATCTGTGGAGGTGGAGGGAGTCGAACCCTCGTCCAACATTACTCCAAAAATACCGTTCTTACATGCTTTAGTCAAGGTATGAGCTGACAACTCATGTACTAAAGTCAGTGTTTAAGCTGACATTTGCACCGTAGTAGGGCCAACTCGAAGGTTAGATTCCACCACCTGGCTTCTAATGTTTTTAACGTCCTAATAATCCAGGGAATTTGGGACTGTGCTTTCTTTTTACATCATATAGTCTTGGATGGTCAGTGTCACAGGAAGACCCTATGTCTTTACAGGTTGCTGTTCTGTTGCAAGGCTATCAGCTGCCCCGGTTGACTAGGCTGCAATAGCTTCGTCAGCTCCAATGAATGCAAGCATGTCATCGAAGGTCCAAGTAGATAATTCTACGTTGTCGTTTGTTTGTTAACCAATTTGTTTGAGTATTGGCTACCTCTTGCATGTGATACTTACTTCATAGTGCTGTCAAAACCAGGCACCCCCATAAAATAGTCAAGATGGGATTTTCACCCATAACCTCCCACCTAAAATGATGGGGCTCTAAATGTTGGAGCTACTTGACTAAAATTTAGAAAAAGACCTGTATTTTTCATAAGAGCTTGAGCCCTTACCCAGGTATTGTGCACTGCTACTTTCTCTAAAAATATGTACAAATATAGTACATTAAGAGGACATACTTTCTAATTTAGAGATACATCTGACCTCATAGTTTCCATAAGTTCCCAATTCCCTGGCCATATCATCATGTGGGTTGGTATTATGGTGCCCCGTACGTACTGCTGATCTCACTTCTGTACTCATATGGCACTCCTAATCGTACTAATTATTTTACTATAATAGTTTTGAATGATTGTCCGGATCCTCTTGTTTCTCTAATTATAACTCCAGCTTTTTTAAGCTGGTCTAATATTCTACGTATAGTAGACGGGTCTACATCACACTCTGAAGCTGCTCTGTTGACACTCACTGTAAGTGTATTGTCTATATCAGCATAGCTAGCTAAGTAAGCATAAAGTCCTTTGTCTCTCAATGAGATATTTGGGTCTCTAACTACTGTGCTAGACACCATGCCATATCCATTTTTAAGTCGTGGGTTCTTCATTTTACAAAATGTGAAATGTTTAGTTTACAAAAAATAAAAAAACAGGGCTTCACCCACCCTGGGTGTATCACTACTAATCTTTGCAGCAGACTAGGTCTCCACATAAGTTAGATACAGGCCAAGAGGCCTAACGTGACAAGGAAGTGATTGGTTATTCACTATTACAGGTTATTTTTTCATCCCTGATTAGCCTAGATTCTTGTCTAGACACACGTTCATAGTTGATCAGTACCCTGAGTTGTTGGTTAGGGCAAGAACGTGCCCTTCAATCCCTACAGAAGTCATAATGACGACCGTAAGGTACTAGCTTTTGCTAGCCTCACCTTCTTAAATACCTTTAGAATAGAATGCATTTAAATCATCATCAGATGAATTAAGAAACTCTAAACGTGCAATGTTCTTCTTTAGATATGCTATAAACTTTTTATGATTATAGTTATTATAGTTGTCATAGACAAACATAATGTAACTATTCACCAAACGTCTATTTGTAGTTCTGTCTTGTCTTGGTAACACTTTCAATACATCTGTAGTATAGTCCATTAGCTTAACTGCTTTCTCTTCAGAATTCACTTTAAACTTACCGGTCTTAAGTGTTTTAGATATATTTTCTGTTCTACCATGTAAAATACCTGCAATAGTACACATTTCTAAATCGTATGTGTTGAAATACTTAACCAGTGTTTTATAATCACCAGTAGTAAATGACCAAGCTTGTACATAATCAGTCATAGTCCAAGATTTACTGCTATTATTAAGCAAAGCTAATGACTCAATAAGCTCTTCATCGTTCTTTACGTCAATAGTAACATATGGAATGTCGTATCCCAATCTGATTAATGCATGATATAAATGCTGGCCATCTATGATGTAATAGTCTTTTACACCTTTGAAATCCAAATATGCTACAACCACTGGTCGTAATATACCTAATTTCATAATACTTTCTGCCATCCTTGTCACATGAGCTGGCATAATTGCTCTGTTAACATTGTCTAAAGTTCTAAAACCTTTTTTAGCAGCTTTGCTTAACCACTTAACATCAAACATCTTTTTTACAGTGGTTTTAATTTTTTGTATCACTGTTGGTGTTGTTTTTGCAACTTCAATGTCTGGAGTGATAAATTGTGCCACTTTACGTTTTACTTGTGTCTTTTGTGTTGTTGTCGTTTTGTTTTTTGTAGTTTTTCTCATCTTTAAAAGTTTTTAGAGAATTAATAATGGGGTTTATTATCTATTTTGGTAGAATGAACCTCTATGGCCATATCTACTTCCTACTTTAAATTCTTGACACCATTTGATGTATTCTTTTGAATCAAATGGTCTTTCTGGTGGTAGTTTTGATTCAGGAAGTTGTTCTCCCTGAACTCTTCTACCAAATACTAATGTCGTTATGTAATACATAATTTTCATGTTTTTTAAAATGATTCAATCATTGGTAATAATTCAAGAGCTTCCATGTAAGATTTAGCCCATATCCGATACCCGTTAATGGTCCACATCTTTTTTCCATCAGCATGTTCTGCTTCAGGTGCTGGTTGCATACAATTCCAATCTATATCAGGTTGATCTTCTTTATTCATTTCATCGATGAGTAAATCCTTCATTCGTCCCATGTTTAAATTTTAAAAGGTTAAACAAAAAATGACACTCTGTTCTTCCCAACTTATAAGTGTCGTGGCTGTCCCTGCAGGAGGCTTTCTGTTCTCCCGTGCTGTTTTGTCTAGGCAGGTTAGGTGGAGACATATTGAATTGTTGATTCCAGGATGCCCTCCTGAGTATAACCTTGTCATACTAGCAAACCTATACAGTTGTCACACTGTTTCCTATCATGTTAGGCACATTAGGCAGTAACTACTTGCCTCGTATTTTTAATAAAGTTCATCTGGAATTTCTGGTTTACAATGTACTTGCCACCATTCTGAACCATCATATTCTGCTCTAGTCATCCATTCATTACTAGAACTGAACCATACAGTACCATCTAATTCTTGTCCACCAAATCCAGCATCATATTCAAAGTCAAGTTGTTCAAGAAATTCTTCCCAAGCTGTTTCATTATAACCCACTTTAAGAATTAGTTTTCTAGGTGCTGAACCTTCTTCATCATTCATAGCCCATAAACTACAAGGACTGTAGTCTATTTTAACACATTTAACAGGTCTAGTACGAATAGAAGATAGAAACTCTTCTTTAGCATTTTGATTTCCTCTAGTCATAATACAATTAGTTTTAAAAGTTTAAATGGGTAGCCCTTTGATGTTATCTCCAGGCTTTCCCCATCTATAATTAATTAGCCTCAGTTTTAAAAAACTTTTTGTTCCTTTCAACTTCATTCAGATCTTTGATTATTTCCAAGGCTCCATTAGGACCTTTCTCATTAGATATAACGTTCATAGTCAATAACTGACATGACATCACTAAATGATCAGTCTTTTCTTTAATTTCTTTAGCATTGCATAAAAGTTCTGCTTCTTTCAATTCATCGATTGATTCTTGAAGTCTTTCAATAACTTGTTCTTTAGACATCAGTGATGCCATAATGATTAACATTTCTTTCATTTGTTACTTTTTAAAAGTTTAATTTTGTAAAATTGTTTAACAATGATGTATAACATACCCAGAAATATCAAAGGTTCTATTACACAGAATACTAAAATGTTCATGTGTTTGTAACTCATACCTACAAACTTGGAAACGTGCAGTAGGATTTGGGCTAATACATCGTACAATGAATTAATAATCTTGTTCATAATAATGAATTTAAAAGATTTCTGAAAAATAGTCTTCGTACTTCATGTAATATTCCCGGGTTGGGAAAATAGGTATCCACCATCCTAAGAATAGAGAATAACACATGAACCAGCTGTCACTAGAAATAACATTTCTATATTCAGTCCATAGTATGCCTATTGTAGATAGTAAGAAGAACATACCCATAAATGTTCCTAAGTATATTAGGATTGCAGTGAGAGATTTCATAATTAAATGAATTTTTAAAGGTGGAAAATAAAAAATTAAAATGCTTTACAGTTGTTACAGCATTAACTGGCCTCTTTTATTGAGGTCTTTTTAAAGAGTTTAAAGTTACTTTAGTGACTTTCTTATACTTATTAGCATTAATAGCCATAAGTTTACTGAAAGCTCTATTATTTATACTATAAGCATAAATCATTCTTTTACCTTTAAAAGGAATGGGTCCTGCTTTAACAGAACCTGTACTTTTAATGGCAAATACTATCTCTTTAGTGAAAGCATCTAACTGTTTGTTAGAAGTGCCTTCTAATATAAATTGTAGATATTGCATACTACTGATAAGGCTGTGGCTGAGAGTGTTATCCAACAAGAGTTGTATCTTCCATTTCTATGATGGACTCTATGTCTTCTTATTGGCTCTCAGCCGTGCCCCAAGGTTATGATCCTTGTTTGTTCCTATATGCAAACAGATGTAATATCTTTATGGTCCACTCAACAAGTAATTAGCTTGTAGTTTTGTTACCAATGGTTATTACCCAGAATTTATATTACACCTGTTGCATTAGAAATAATGTAAACTTAGCACACCGTTTCCAGATTTGAGTCCTAGGGGTCTTAGTTTAGATAGACTTGTACGTTTTACCTCACTGAAAGCATGATAAGCATTGAGTACTATACTTACCACTCTAGGTGTGACACTGAGTCTAAATGGATCTCAACAGTACTAAGGTTACATTAATGTTTTTTTAATGCATGTTGTTGATAATTATTTGGACACAATGTAATTGTTATTTAAGTCTAGATACTTCCAACAAAACTCCAAATATTATCAACTACAGTGTTGGTTGTTTACATAAAATAAGCCACTTAACGTATGGCATGGGTCAACGAGTGTGTCCCTTACGGCTTTGTTGTGTATCTTAAGCTAATTTGCATTGTTGTTACCCTTATGCTTAGGTCCTATATTTCCTTATGATGTTCGGTTACTTAGGATAATGGGACATATCTCTTGGATATGATGTACAGGTCTACCGTATTTGCCCTATGATACAGTAAGTGGACATATATCCACTATTTGACCAGCCTCTTTATCTCCCTTTGGGCCGGATTGGTATGTGCACTACCAATATTTTATATAACAAACAGGTGCTCTAGATGTCTTAGTAGGGCCTCAGTCCCATACCTGTTTATTACAATCTTCTTGACTAATAGTGTGTGGGAATAAACAATTTAAGGGTGAACATCTGCTTCACATACAAAGTATCTTGAATCAGAGAGTGCCACCCAATTCCAATCAAATAATTCCATTTGATAAAACTGTTCATATATATACATAATATCATCAGCATCTTGTTTATAGTAATCTTCTTTAGAAATACTACATACAAATGGTCCTTTAAGAGGAGCATTAGATTCTTCTGCATACTTATTTGCACCTTCTATATTGGCAAATATCTTACTTACAGATACATCATGGTCTTCATAACTCTGTCCATTATCATAATAGACTAAATAAACTTTTTCCATAATATAATGGGTTTAATGGGTTAACCAAGATACTTCATTTCGTTCTCTTGGTCTGCTATTGTAGCAGCATCAGGGGCATTAGATTCAACTATTCCCCAATCTATGTAGGATAACCACGTAGAAGGAATATCTTGAAAACCGTTACCTTTGACAAGGTGACACCTGTGGTGATCATAGTCTTCTTCAGACATAATGATATCACCTACAGATGTAGAACGTAAACCTTTTGAAGCATAGATATCACTGAAATCATTTTGACATTTTGCAAAAGCTTGTTCAAATGATTCTGCTTCTAATTTGTATACCATTGTGTACATAAATTGTCCTGGTACACATTCGTGGTTCATAGAACCTCCGTTTGGGTGGTAAATGTAATACACCATTTGTTTAAATTTTAAAGGTGGGGAAATATTTTTACGTTCTGTTAACCCACAGTCCGTTCAACAAGGGATTTCTATCATCAGATAGAAACATATGTCTCTACTTCTTTCAAGACACTAGCCACTCTTACGTGACCTATTCCCAGGCCCAGTTTGGCAGAGGGATTACATTGCTTCAGAAACTTACGGAAACTACCAATAGTGGTAAAGCCGTAGTTAGAAGCAATTTGACAAACTCTCACAGAGAACTTGTCATTGGTGATTCTAGTTCTGTTGGTCATAGTAAATAGAATTTTGGTTTAAGAAATAAAAAATGGTATGTACTCTTCTCTAAGGTGTTATCCCTTATGTTGCACACGGACTCTTTATACAATCTGTGGTGAAGAATACACACCGTGCAAAAATGAGCTCTAAGTAATACCAATACTATATATAATAGTAATACTAGGAGCTCAAATTTGCCTGGGGTCGGTTAGAACCTTACAGTATCCACACGTACAACATCCCTATCGTCCCCTACTATCTTACACCATATGCTGCCGTTAATAGTAAAACTATCTAAGGAAGTCCATTTAATAAAACAATCTCCCTTCACTAACATTTCTATAGGGAAGAGAGTAACAATAAAGCCTTCCTTGGTATCAGAAGTAAATACTGCATCATCTTCAAAGGATGATAGCTTATCTGCCAATTTAAGCAATCTCTGATTGTCTGGCATATAGGGATTAGTGTAGAAGTGTTCTACTTTCTCAAGAGGATTAACTGTAGTCTTAGTCTGAAAATTGAAAAATGTATTCATTTCGAATTTGTTTAGGGAAATTAATGTTGTTTAGGAATTAAGAAGTCTAATCAGTGTTCTATATATGTTATAGCTATTTAATCCGTATGTCACCCCATAGAATTGTCAATAGCTGAATTGATGAAAGAACAGGCTGTGTGTTGCCTGGTTTTCACACACTCACATGTAAATCAATTAGTTACACACGTTTACTAAATAAAAAGAAGAACCAAACGTCTCAGTCTATCCAGGATCTTCACAAAGTTCTGTCTGGTTCTTCTTATGTTTCACGTGGAACACTAGTCACTACACACTGCACACGATATTATAAAGTATGTCCGTAAGTTCGTAAACCGTGAGTTGTGAAAATAGAAAGAACCTACCACTAATGTGATAGGTTCTAATTACTCTCTAACTATTAGAAAGGATTTTCGTTCGTTTCTAATTCTGCCATTGCAGGTGAGGACATTAACAATTGAATTCTTTCCCGTGATTTACGAGCTTGTTCAAGCTTACGTTCCTTTTCTTTCTCAACTTGATATTTAGCCTGTGAAGAAGAGGCTAAATCTTTAGTTTCTGCAATGTACAAATCTGCCTTAAGAAGTGTGCTGTTTGCTTTGTTAAGCATAAGCATACTTGAAGGCTTTCCTGTACGAGGATTGATAAGAGTGCCGTTAACAATTTGAGCCACTCTATCTTGTCCTGTGTGAAACACTTTGGTTACAATATCTGTATCGTCTTGAACGATAAGAGTACTGCCCAATAAACTGTCTAACAAGTTGAGGTTTACACCACGGCTTGTTAAAGCATTGTGTGAAACAGCAACTGAAATGCTATCTCTACTTTCAGTTTCACATTTGAAAGTAGAATAGTCTGTTGAACCAAAAGTTTGGTTAAAATTGTCAACAGAAATGATTTTTAGAAGAGCTTGTGTAGAAGCCATAACTTAAAAATTTAAAGATTAAAAAATAAAATACACGATATTAAAGGAAATATTAGACAGCTTGATAGTGTATGGTGATACCTATATCTCAAACTGCCAATTTAGTAAAGGTGTCCTGACGAAGTCAGAATGGAAGTAGTCGGGTAAAAAGAACCCTACATTTCTGTAAGGTTCTAACAAATTAAGCTTGCATAGCATACTGTTCTAAATCAGTTGGGTCTTTCTCAATAACTACACCGTAGTTTTCCCACTCTTCTAACAGTTTGAAAGCATCTTCATTAGTGATATTGATGCTGAACTCATTTTCAAAATCACTAACAGTTTTGCTGTTGGTGTTCTCTGAAAATCCATTAGCAGGAATACTACCGTTGTTGTAGTAATCTCCTTTAGGTCTTTCAAGTTGATAGACCTTATTCTGCTGGTCTTCTTTAGTGATGTAATAAACATTTTGGGTTTTCTGCTTATACTCTTTGTAGCTGATTACATTACCTAATTCATCTATTCCTGTAATCTCTACGAGCTTGTCACTATCATATCTGTACTTTCTGAACCTGTTAGAATAGTCTAACTCTTTGGGTTCATACACTCCTAACAACATTTCTGTTGCCACTTGTGGGTTAGGTACATAAGAAATAATACGTGCTATCATTTCTGCATTCTGGAAGCCTGCAAGTTGTAAGGCTTTTAAAGTAATTTTTTCCATTTTAAAATGTTTTTATAGATTAAGAATAAATACCACATTACTAAAGGAAACACGTACACACAGTAACACACACTATGGTCGTCAATTGTATTATCTCTAAGTTATTAAAGGTGTTCGGACGATAGTCCGTATGGAAGAAAATGTATAAAAAAGAAGCCCTAATAGTTTCCTATTTCGGGCTTCTTAACCAAATCTAATAGCCTAATTCTTCAAGGAGCTTGGCTTCACAGCTTATGATTATACAGTCCTTGTTAACTGTGAATTCATAGAAGAAATTAGCTATCTCTTTGAAGAGATAGAATTCGTGAAATGAAAGAGTAATCTTTTTCATCTTTAATGTTGTTTGAGGTTAAGAAAAAAACATATCAATTTAATAAAGGAAAAAATAAAGCCCTATTGTTAGTAGGGCTTTATTAATTAAAAATCTAAATCTTGTTCCATAAGATATCTATCCATTTCAACAAGATATTTTTCAGGGTGAGCCCACTGGAATTTAGATTTAATCTTATCAATGGCAAGCTGTTCTAAAAAGATAGCTAACTCTTTTTGCATTCTACTATGGTCTGAATAATCCGTAGTAAGATATGTAAATTGAGTGGTCTCTTTGATAAGCTTATTCTTGCCAAATGGCTTATCAGTTTGATAAATATTCATTCCTTCAATTTTAGGAAGGTTTGAATTTGGAATTCTGCTAACAGAAATGTTGCAGGTGAATACAATGGCTCCATTCATTTGAATGGTTTTAAAGCCAAATAATTTAAAGCTTTGCATAATAAATAATTTATTGGTTAAGAAAAATTATATCAAATTGATAAAGGAAAAATGATTGCATAATCCTAAATTGTCAAGGGTGTTCTGACGAAGTCAGTATGAAAGATAGTAATAGAGGTCTTTCGACCTCCTTTGATACTACTTAACCCTAAGTGTCTTTATCTTATTAGTTCTAAGTGTTTGCTAAGTTGACCAATGGTAAATAAGGTTCATTGAACCCTAGTCATGCACTTAGATCTGCCATGGCATCCATATCCTGTAGTTGTACAAGATGATAGTGCTGCAATAATTAACCCTGTTAGGATTAATACAAAGAAGAACAGTCTGATTTTGTTTACGAATTTCATGTTAATTAATTTAAGTTAAATAATAGTATATATCAAGTTTATAAAGGAAAAATAAATAGCCCCATATTTCAGGGGCTAATAAGTTAACAATGTTTATCTATAAACTCTCCAAACTTCAGTCTGTTATTGAGAAATTTAAAACCAAGTTTAAAGTGTCTCTTATTAAATCCCCATAAATAGCATACAGCTCCTATGATGAATGATAGTCCAATAAATAAGAAGAATGGAATGTAGATTAAGTACTTCATGTTAATAGATTTTAGGTTAATAGATATATATCAAGATAATAAAGGAAAAAGAAAATCCCCCTAAAAAGGGAGATCTTCTAAATCTAATTTCTGCATCTTTTCTTTGAGTCTAGATCTCTCTTCTAATTTGAAAGCACATTCTAGTTCTCTTTCGAAGATAAGTCTCTGCATTAATGGACTTACTTCTTCTTCAGAACGAGAGTTGATTTCATACTCCATTGCTTGACAATAACTGCAGGTATGACCTGGTTCCCATTGGTTTTCCCAATCTAAGAATACTGGTTGAGTGCATGAACATTGATTGCTTTCTGACATAATAAATAATTTATTGGTTAAGAATAATATATCAAGATAGTAAAGGAAAAAATAAAGCAGTTTATAGACCTACTTAGGTCTTGTGCCTGCTAAGGCTGTTGTGGTATTACGGTCCAAAGCTATAAGGAACCAACCTAACGGTGAATAAATATACAGCAGGTTTAGAGACTCTTAACATGGCTCTACCATGTGAACGTGAGCATCTCTAAACCCTGTAGAACAATTCTACTGCTGTGGTGTGCTTGCATTACTTACTGCTTAGCATAAAGAATGTCTATACATTCCACCAAGTTAATAAAGGAAAATATTAGAGCCTATATAGTGTAATGCATGTTGCCTCCCTTGCTCGGTGTTCAATACTAATAGATAGATATAGTATAGATAGATGATAGATAGATAACATAGATGATAGACCTTCTTGTCTTGCTTCCTTCCACCGTGTCCACCTTCTCCTTGGTAGAAAGATAAGCATTCTTTTTTTTCCCTGAATTTCCAAAGCCTCCTGCAGTTCAAGGGGGTACCCACCCTGCTGTATGTTGGCCGGGGCTAGTTGGCTAGGAGGTCTTCACATCCTCAAATACGGACCACGGGGGTACACCAAGGGATATTAACATAGGGGGATAACTTACCAACAAGTTATAAATAATATTTTATTAAATTTGTTAAGTTTAAACATTTAAAGTATATTATAGTATGAGCCTAACACCACATGCAAAATCCCACTACAGGGAAACAACCAACAAGTATGGACAAAAAATTCAAGTTCCTGTCATAGATGTCAGGGATGGTATAGCTGAAAGGATGATAGCTATGAGTGTAATTAAAGCTAACAACCGTAGTAAGTATATCAACTACAATGAATACCACAGATCTCATAAACCCCAAACCCAAATATAATGACACACGAATGCAATCTTAATTGTCACTCTATGGATTCCTCTAAGTTAGAGAATCTTGGTATAGATGATACTGGAAGATGGATGCCTTTTATATTCCACATGTCTATGGTGGAGGCAGCCAAGCTTACAAGTGACGAATCCCCTATGTCCACTTATGGATGTACAACAATATTCACTACAAGTGGAGATGCCTACATAATAGACACTCCATATAAAGAATTCTTTGAATTGTACAAAAAGTTCAATGCTGATGATATTGAAGATGATTCATCTTTAGATTTAGAATTATAAACCAAAAACCAATAAAAATGGACGAACAATTAAACAAGCAACAAGCTCCTCCTCCAAGTAAAGAGGAAGTAATCAGATTTTTAAACGAGCAGATTGACGTGAAAGCTGTACAGTTAAAGCTTCAGAATTTAAATGCTGACTTAGCAGAAGGTAGAGCTAGAGAGTTAAAAGCTCTAGGGTTTATTGCTCAGATGAGTAATCCCACTCCACCGGCTGATGCAGTTCCACACAATCTTACACAGGAAGACATGGATGAGAATCCAGAATTAACTGAACAAGGATTTAAAGTGGGGGATGAAGTTTTGGTAGCTAAAGATTCAGTTCCGGCTAAACGTAAACTAAAAAAATAAATCAGAATGCTCCCCCTTTATAAACTTAAGGATTACAAAGAGACCATCAAGTTTGAAAGAGAACATCCTAAAGAACTTAGATGGGAACCTGGATACAAATTGTATATGCTACAAGAGGAAAAAAATTTCCAGGGTATATGGCTTAAAGATAATAAAACTGATTTAGTGGGAGAGATACTTTTAACATGGTATTCAACCAACATTGCCCATGTAGAAAGTTTCACTGTACTACCAAGTCATCGGGGTAAAGGATTAGGCCATGAACTTGTAAGACTTGCTATAGAGTGGGGAGCAAATTCTGATTTTGAATTCATCACAGGAGAAGCTCGTAAGGGAGCTAGTTGGAAAGTATTTGAAAACTTTGGAGCCATTCCAATTCTTACATATAAGGATTGGTACGGTACTAAAGAAGATTATAAAAGTTTTAAAATAGAACTATAATGGCTATCGTAAACCAAGTGGATAAAAGAGTAAAGATGACTAAGTGGGATATTGTAAAATATCAAATCCTCACTCATTGTTATCTTAATAAAATATCTGTTAGTGAAGCAGACTTAAACTGCTTGACATATTTGGCTCTGGAAGGAGACCAAGAGCTTACATCATTTTGTAGTAAAGCCCACACTAAAGATATATTCTCTAGTACACAGAGTGTACGTAATTGCCTCACTAAAGCAGAGAAGAAAAATTTAATTAAGAAAGAAGGTAAGAATAAGAAAAAGATATTTATTAACCCCGATATTAAAGTATATTGTATTGGAAATATTCTTCTTGACTTTAAATTTTTAAGTGTAGATGCAACCCAAGAAAGCTAAAGAGTATATACCACAGGTTGCCAATGAGCTATCAATATCAGAAAAACTTGTAGAAGATATTGTTACATTTTATTGGCAAGAAGTTAGAAAGAATTTAGGTGCCCTAAAACATCCTAGATTACACATAACCAATCTTGGAGATTTTACAATCAAGCATTGGAAAATAGATGAGAAGATAAGAATGTTAGAAAAGTGGGAAGAGAATAATAAACAAAAAGGAATGCAGCAAATGACGGCTCGTTTTAAAACAGCTGAAAACCTTTTTGATTTGAAAACAATTAAAAAAACTATTGAGGAAGAAGGGCAGAGAAAAGATTTTATTAAACTGCATAAAAAACGTAGCAATGTCACTAAGATCGAATGTAATAAAAATTTGGAAAGCAAAAGGACAAATACTAGAAGGACTAACAAATAGTATATTTAAAAAAGAAGATGTTGAGGAAATTGCAGAGCAGAGAATGCAGATTTGTATGAAATGTGCACTTTTAGATATGCAAGGCAAAGGATGTTTTGCAGCTGGAACTCAACCATGTTGTGATGAGAGAAAAGGAGGGTGTGGCTGTTCTCTTGGTTTTAAAACAAGAGCACTTAGTTCAGAATGTCCATTAGGTAAATGGGGAGCTGAGCTTACAGAAGAAGAGGAAGATCAACTAAAACAAAAATTAGGCATATGAGTATATTAAAATTTACAGCCCATAATCACAAATACACAAGTGCAGATGATATTAACTGGTTAAGTGTAACAAGTCTTATATCAAATTTCAAGCAACCATTTGATGCAGAAACTATAGCATCTAAAGTGGCTAAAAGTAAAAAGAGTAAGTGGTATGGAATGACACCTACAGAGATTAAAGAAGCTTGGAAGTCAGAAGCTAAACGTGCTACAGATCTTGGTACTTGGTATCATAACCAAAGAGAAAATGATATCTGTGGACTTGATAATATGGAAAGACATGGAACTACTGTTCCTATATTTAAACCCATCGAAATTGATGGGATTAAACATTCTCCTAATCAAAAACTTACTAATGGTGTTTATCCAGAACACATGGTCTATCTTAAATCTGCCGGCATATGTGGGCAGTCAGATCTTGTAGAAGTGATAGATGGCAAAGTACATATAACCG